GCTGGGGCAGTCCCGCGCGTTACTTCACGCTGGATGCCAATGACAGTGTTCGAAATTAGAGCGGGATCTGGCATTGTTGCTCCTCTTTAGTTAAAGGGCGGACAAGCAACTGGTGTGACTATCACATTGGTTGCATGTCCGCTGAATGTACATCGCTCGACCACTCTACAAAGCTATGTCTTCGATAAACTCAAATGGGAACAGAAAGGCACGACCAGCCCATTGCTGCTCGAAGGCGGTATCATTCGGCCCAAGCGCATCCCTGAACCTGATGCCATCACCGAATGACTGGCGCTCAAATGCTGATCGCAAAGCATCACTTGCAGCAATCAGCAGCGCATCACCTGCATTGCGTGGCGCGAATACCTGGATCGCGAGTATGCCAATGCTCGTGTTTTGCACGATGCCCGCGCTGAAGGTGAATGCAGCCGTTGACCATTGCGGGAAGGTCACGCGAATCCAGGCACCATTGCCAGGTTTCACGAAGTAGGTATTTGGCCACTCGATGGTATCCGCCGCGTAGCCCAACCCAGTCCATACAGCCTCAACTGCCGGCTCAATGACTGCGCGCACTTCACTTGTCGATGTTGCGATTGCGTAGCTCACGATGATTTAGGATCCCTTGAGAATGCCACTTGGACAGCCTTCTGCCACAGCAGTTGCATCTCAGCGAGCGTGATGGCAACAATCCCGTTCGGTGCCTGCTTCGATGATCCGTGCTCGAGGTAGACAAAGTAGGGAGCAGAGTTCACCAGCCACACTGTCTGCCCGATCCTGAAGAGCTTCACGTCACGCTTCGCACGTGACTTTGGCTGCGCACCACTCGGATCTGTGCGCTCTTTGTCGAAGCGTTCATCTGGGAGTGGCCGCACAAACCAATGAAACTTCGCTGCGCCTGTATCGACAGGAGTGCGATCCACAAGCCGATTGATTCCCTCAATGGCAGTTGCCTGCAATGCCTGGCTGAGTCTAAGTGGCGTGTCGCGCTCGACTTTCTTCAACACTTGCTTGTAATTGGACCTGCCTATTGCCGCCATTTCTAGTTCCCCAGTGTCAGAACGTAATTTGCAAGGACACTGCCAAACCACGCGCGCCGCAACTCGACCACGCGATACGAGATTCCACTATGCTCGAGGCGATCACCAGGCGAGGGAGTGCCAACATAAGCCCCGCTGCTGATCGTGAATGTGGTTGCGTAGGTGATCGCACCATCAGGCGCCGTAACCCGCTCCTCGCCAAAGATGCCATCCACATCGACACTTGCCGCCTCAGATGGACTGCGCGATTGCGTTGCCGTTGAATATCCCTGCAAAACCACCGGATAGTAAGTCACGCGAGTACCTGCAAGCACCACAAGGTCATCAAGCTGCTGTTGATACAGTTCCGCTATAGTCAAACATCCCATAAAGTCACCCTCTTACGAGACGCTGCAAACTAAACCAACGGTGTGAACTCGCGTGCACGCGCTCGACACTGTTCGTGGAGCAGCGATGCTTCAACTCTTGAATTTCCTGCTGATGTGGTCACAAGGTGCGATGCACGCGCCGCCTTAACTGACCACGCCTCATGCGCAGCCGCGCGCACATCAAACACATTCTCGTAATCCTTGCCGCATTCGTACCAGCTCGTCGTGCCATCGGACACGGTGCAGCCTTCACTTGTTGACCACGATGGCGCTGTGGCGCTGCTTGTGCCGGTTAGAATGCACAGATAGCGGTGACCGTTGCGAGGAAATACCTGCACCTGATCGCCATTCCCGTAGTGCGTTGAAGCTGCCCACACACCGCACCGCATATGCCGGTCGAGGATGGCCGCTTCCTCACCGACGATGCTTGGCGTGCAGTCAGGCTCTGCGTGCAGCAGAAGCTGCTCATATGCCTGATGGCGCATTTCTTCGAGGGTAAAGTCAGCCATTGTTCTTTCGACGCTTCAGCAAACGTGGCGCTCGTTTGGTTTCAGGTGGAATGATCTGCTTGGTTGCCGGAGGTTCATGTATTGCCTTACCTTCAGCTTCTACCTGAGCTTTTTTCATCACTTGGTCCATATCGATAGGCTCAGTGATGGCATCCTGCGCTTCCGGTGGCCAGCCCATCTCTTTTGCCATCCGTTCATCGTAGTAGTCGCCCGGTGCAACAAACAGGAAGGCAGCATCGGGGCTGCCTTCCTCCACAAGCCGCTTTCTATCGCTCGTTAGATACAAACTGCGATCTGCAATCACGTTTGTGTTCCTACCTTAGTCCACGTTGGTGATGCAGCTGTGCCGGTCTGGATGTACAGGATGCCGTTCGTTGTGTCGGTCAGCAGTGCCCCCTTTGGCGCACCGATGCCGCCAGGCGCGACACCTGGAGTTGTAACCGCCACGGCCACTGTTGGGGCAGTACCCGTCAGTGAACTCGTCGCCGTAATCAGCCCCACATCCTGTTTGGCAAGCGTTCCTGTGAACGTGATTGTGGCTGTTCCGATGCCAGCAGTCATCGTACCGACTGCTACAGTTACAGCACCCGCATCAATGTTGGGCAATGCCTCGAGTGCTGCATCAATCGCAGCAACAAGCGTGGCATTGACGTTTGACCATGTGATTGGCTCAGTAGTCCCACTCTGAAAGGTCAGAGTGAAAGTACCAGCCGTGGGTGTGCCGCCAATGGTTAAGGTTTGCACTTCGTCTGTGCCTGAACCTGGCGTCCCGGCATACGTAAGCATTCCATAAGCACCTTCAATGACAGGCATTTCAATCTCCTATATTCCGGTGATGAGGCAAAATGCCGTGGGACGAAGCACCGCGAAAGCCGCGCGAATCTCAGCCACTATGCTGCGTTGATTCTTGATGAAGTCATCATTCTGATAACCCACCTTGATCGTCAGCCCCTTGCGCTCTGCAAGCAGTGAATAGTTGGCGAAGTCACCGACGATGCCTGTGCCTTCTGTCAATCCCGCGTCCTGCACGACGGGCAGACCCCAGATGCGATCCGGCCCCATCTCTGACGGATTGCCCCAGATGTAGATGCCATCAGTTGTGCGAAGCAGCTTCACTTCCTGCCAGTCATTCGGATGGGTCACATATGCGCTTGGCATTGCCTGGCCCGTGACGCGCACCTTCGTCATTCCCTTGTAGATTGCATCCGGTGTCGGGTCGACACCCTTTGCCTGCGTCTGCACGCCTACAACGTTCACGATGCCTCGCAGATTTGGAGTAGTGCCATTGCCTACAAGGATCTGCGTATTGAGCCTCTGCCTGACCATGAATCCCAGCCGGCTCTCGATGTACTCTTGCATTCCAGGCACATCCTCGAGCTGCTCATCAGTCACTGGAATCCAGACAGCGATCTTGCGCACAGGGCTGGTGCGCTCTGTCAAAGCCAGCGTCGCTTCAGGCTTTGCCGCCCCTTCTGCAACTTCCACAGCCGCATTCGTGAAGGTGGTTTCCTCCATGTACACGAACGCATTCTGTGTGATCTGGATCGTGGGAATCAGATCGGTGACTTCTGGCTGAGGCGTGGCATACGGAATCACAACTGAGGTGCGTACGGCCTGTGGCACCCACCCTGTGGTAGTCGTGAGCAGAGTCTTCAGCCGCATGTCAATGAATACGGCATCTGATTCCTGACCCGTTGCGTGATTGCCCAGAAAGTCCTGATACGCCTTTGATTCAACGAACTGCTGCCCAATGCCCTTCTGCGATTGAGGCGCATTGCCTTGCGGGTTGCCGCCAAAGTTCGGGCGAATGGGTTTCGAAAGATCGTCCTGAATGCTCTTGACGCTCGCGGCGATCTGCTCAGTCTCCATCACCTCATCGCGCGCCTTGCCGATAGCGTTGATTTCCGCCATTCGCGCGCGCACATCATCAAGCTGTTCTGGCGTCAGGTCATACGTAGTCTTGCCATCCTGCTCAATCTTGTGCGCATCGAAAATCTTCTGACATTCTTCTGACTTGCCGAGGCGTAGCTGCTCAAGCTCGCTGGCTGTCTTGCCTTTGTGTGACATTGCAAACTCCTGTTAGGTTGCGAACTCCATCTGAAGGAACTCCGCGTACACGCGCAACACATCAACATCTGCCGCCTTTGGTTGCGGCTCAGTCATGTCAAGCAGAGCTTTCAAGTCCTCAGCCACGGACTGCATCATCCCTATCGCATCAATGCAGGCACTGATGCGCGAACGATTGGCCGATGAGAGGACGCGCCCTTCTTTTGCGCGCAGGTCGTGGAGTGATTGGTAGCGATTGGCAAGCTGAGTAACGTAGGCAAGCGCGTTCTCAGTTTGGCTGGCTAACGTAGCAGGCACGTCAGATTTGATTGTCAGCAGTTCAGTCGCGGGGTTCATTCCAATAAGCACGGGGCTCCATTCATAGAGCTCGAGTTCATCCAGCTGGCGGATGTCCTTCTGTTCGCTGTCGAATGAATCCTTGACGACGCGATAACCTATCGAAAATTCATCGATGATTCCAAATTTAATATCACTGAACGCTTCTCGCCCACGCTGCGTATCGAGGTTGAACTGGCCGCGAATGACCAATCCTTCGTTTGTCTCACGCGCCTCGAGTGTCTTGGCGATGGGTTGCGACCAGTCGTGCGCCCAGACCCCCTTTGGCGTGCGCTTCGCGAGTGACGCCTTGAATGCGCCCGGCATCACCTTTTCATTGGCGTGATCGATGTTCGAAAAGACACTGACAAGCGCGGTAATCT